GAAGAAAATCTGGATAGGTCCCTATTTTTACAGGGCAAAACAGACACCTTGAGTAAAAAACAGGAGATCGATAAACTGCCCGGTTCAGCAAATGGAGAAAGCATGGATTTTTACGAAGCAGTAGCAGCGGTTGGAAAAAAGATGAAAGCTAAGCGCGCAGCGTGGAAGAACGATGAGTATCTTTGGTATCTTGACAAGTTCTTGATACATTCTAAACCATACACCAAAGAAGATAAACGCGTCAAGGGCATGATGGGGCATTACGCTTATATGGCTGAGATTGGTGACGTAGAGGCAACGGACTGGGAAGTCATCAAGGAGTAGCGATGGAATGGACACAGTTTGTTATCTTGGTGCTGGCGATGGGCGGTATGTTTTACTGGAACCGTACCGAAGCACGGGCCGATTCGCGAAAGGCCGATTTGGACAACAAGGAGCTCAGGCGGGAGCTCATTGAAGTCATGAGGTCTATGGACACTGAAATGCGAGACTTCCACGGAAGACTTTGTGCAATCGAAGAGAGGGCGAGGAAATAATGGAATGGATGCAGTTTATCATATTTTTTGTTGGGGTCTTCGGTCTCTTCATCTGGAACAGGGCGGAGGCCCGGGCGGATATGCGACGCATGGACACAAAGCTTGATTCCATGGTGAACCTGATGGACACTATAAGGATGGAGGCTCTGAACTTCCAAAAGGAGTGGCTGCAGGAGTCGAAGGACTTCCATAACCGGTTTTGCGAGATCGAAAAGAAGCGAAAGTGAGGCGGATGACGCAAAGTGAAGCGAATTCGTGTCTAGGTGCTACTTCTTCTTAGGAACTTTGTAGCCCTTCTTCCTAGCTTCGCTTAACGCAATCGCCTTTGCCTGAGCCGGATCAGTAACAATCGGCCCCTTCTTGCTGCCGCTGTGTAGCTCGCCTTTCGATGCTTCTTTCATCACCTTGGAGATCTTGCCTCTAGCCTTAGAAGAATATGCGCCCATTACTTCTTGCCCGTCTTGAGCTGCTTGACGAGCTTCTTGTCCTCGGCAATACCTTCCTTAAACTCTTTGGTGTCGCCTTTGAGGTGAGACAACACTTTCTTAATGCGCCCGTTTTGCTTCGGCTTTTTGGAGTACTTAGCCATTATAGCCCCTAGATTTAATCATTTGCATTGTGTCACGAAAATGGTTTACGGCGTCTGATAGATCAAGATCGCGTAAAACGAAGTGCCATCAGTCGGCATCGCCAGCTCAATCGGCGTGAAGGTTGGATTAGCTACGAAGAACGCGTCTAGCGCTCTTCGTACATCCTCTAGAGCCGAACTGTTGAACGTCTTGCTCAGGTAGGCCATTACTTCACCTTGTTAGCGGAAAGCTTTTTGGAGTCAGATGCAGCAATCTTGTCTTTACGACCGAGGTAGCCTGTTGAGCCGCCAATGTCTTTGCCGTAATAAGTGTTGTCTGGGCAACGGATGTCTTTAACAACTGGCATCTTTGCATCTCTGAGGCTTTCCATTGAGCCTGTATTTTCGCCTTTCATATATCACCTTGGGTTGGGACTAGTCCTAATCAAAAACTAACTTAACGCTTTGTTTACTGCAACGATCCTGTGATTGGGCTTGCATTGACAGCCTCTTCAGCCTTTTCCTCGGACTCTTCGGTCAGAGCCTTCAGAATAGCCACGGCTTTTGCAATTTGATCCAGATCGAGAGTAGCCAGCTCTTTAATTGCGCGAGCTTTGTCGTACTGTGCTGATTCATTTTCCCCCTGTGCCTTTTTGATGTTCTCAATAGCCATGGCTTGGTTCTCTGCGACCTTCGCCCTTCTCTCTTGAGCGATACCATAGTTGGCTTGCGCCTGTGCGTCCATGAGCTTAGCTTGCGCTTGCCCAGCCTCTTGCTGCATCTGCATCTGCATTTGCGCTTGTTGAGCTTGCGCTTGGTTGGCTTGCTCGATAGCTTGTGTGAGTTTCTTCTTGTTCTGTAGGGGCGCGAGGTCGAGCAATACTTTCTGCACTTCGGGCGAGTTGGGCAATAGCTGCGCTGAGATCATCTCGCTGATCTGCTGGAACTCCATCCACTGCTGTGTCGGTGTCATGTTGCCGTCTACAACGGAGATGTCGAACTTGGCGAAGTATTTGTTCTTAATAAATGGATGGGGCTCCTCGCCTAAGATACGAGCGAACTTGCCTTCTTTCCAGTTGGCTTGCGCAAGGGCTGTGTGGATCTCGGAGACGTTCTTCTGCGACTCGTCAAGCTTATCGAAAATGGGGTTGAGCATGGTTAGCCCCGCCCCTTGGCGTAACATTGAAAGTATTCCAGCTTGATCGTCTTGAGCAGAGCCCATGAGCTCTTCGGAGACTTGCAGCGAACGGTTGATGTCCTTCTCAAGCATCTCGGTCTCTTGGAACCAAGAGGGCGGGATCTGCCCAGGCATGATGTCTCGGAAGAGGTTTGGATCGCGACCGGCTTTGATCGGGATGTTCATCCCATTGCCGCGATTGTCTGTGAGGTTGTCGGGATTAACGGGCACGTCTTCGGGATAGATGTAGCCGCGGTTGATGCCCGCCTCAAGATAATCTAGGTGGATCTTAGCGCGTCGGTTGTAAGCCCACTGGCCATCTCTTGCCCCGCGGATGAGTCCTTGCAGCTTGTGAGGAAGATAAGGGATCTCGGGGTTCATAAAGCATACAAATGGGGAGAATGGATAGCGATCTAGCTTGTCGGGCGCGACTTTGTCGAAGATCGGCTGGTGCTGCACGACTACCGCGTAACGGATAGTGGGCACCTCATGTTTGATCTTCTTCATCTTCATGCCCTGGCGCGCTCCCCACTCGAAGAACTCTTGCATCTTATCAGGCGCGTCGTCCCAGTCGTAGGTCTCACCGGTCTGTTCGTCGAGCACAAGATGTTTCGTGCGGGTGTCTTGGTACCAGAACTCATCATAGACGAGCAGATTGCGCTGCTGGTAGTTAAGGGCTTCGGGGAGGTAGGCAAAGCGGCCATCGGTGTTGCCCTTGGGGTTTATCTGATCAACCATCTCTGCATACTTAGGGATCAGCATCTTAATCTGGTTTTTCGGGAGCCACTTGCGTGTCCATATATAACGGCAGTCCGACAGATCCATTCGCTTGAAGAAGGGATCCATCAAGAACGAGGAGTAGCGCATAACCGAGGAGCGTATATCGCCGTTGAGGGGGTCTTTTGAGTAGTCCAGCCAGTGGTATATCATCGAGAGGCCGGTAGTGATCGCCGACTCGAACGCCTCGGAGATCTGCGAGAAGGAGTTGGCGTAGCGCATCGTCCACATGAGCGTCTTAGAGAGCTGATCGGCGCAATCTTGGTCTTGCGTATCTTGCGGGATGATGATCGAGCTTTTGCGTGTGCGCCGTTGATGGCCGGAGATCATCTGGATCGCGGGACGGAGCTTGTTAAACGAGAGCTGGTTTCTTTTCCAGTAGTTGTGTGTGCGAGCGCCGTAGGCGTAGAGAGCCTCTTGGTCACCGGCAGTCATGCGAGTGTCGATGTCGGCCTCGGCTTGGAATTGCAGCCACTGAGGAGAAGACTCCTGCCAGGCGTCCTCCATGCGACGCAACACGTCGCCGTCGCTGTTGCCTGATACGCCTAGATAGCCTTGGGGGAAGCCGATGCCGGATGGTGATGCCATGAGTACCTCTTGATAAGTGTACAATAGCAAAGAAAATAATTTACTTGATAGAAATCGAGAGAAAAGAGCTAGTCTTCGTCTTTTTCCTTCTTATCCCCAACTACTATATCCATCAGAGCGTCCATTGCAAAATATGCGTCGTGCTCACAGGCGTGCGATGAGATCAGACATACCAGGCTTCCAGTATCCGCGTAGACTGCCAGTTTTCCAGGATCATTCTCGTCCTCATGCACATATACCGTTTTAGCCAAAGCCAAGTTAATCCAGTCCTGATCTTCGTTCTTGATCCACATGTTTCCTCTTTTTGTAAGTTATTGATTATTAGGCTCAGGGTGTCACTATCTCACGGGCTGGAGACTTCGCTAATCTTGACAAGCGTGTCCACATTCACAAACGGAAGGCACATCTCTCGGTAGAACTCAACCAAGTTGAAGTAATGTCTTGGAATGGTCACGCAGTCTCGCAAGCACTCTGACTCGAGGATTTCGTTTTTGGAAAGAAGATATCGGTTTCCTATTTCGTAAACACGCACGCTAAATGGATACTCAAAAAGCTCTTCGTCGCTATCGCATTGAATGAAATCCTGAAAGGTGTCGTAAAAAAGGATACTGTACCTCCTGCAAATGTCCTCCCAGGTGTCGTTTTCTTCCCAGCGCAATACCAAAGGTACGTCGTCCCTCCAGGGAGGGATAACAATATCGTCTTCTGAAAGATCAATCGCCTGTATTACCACCCACGTCCCCTTTGTTGTGCGCCCGGCTGAAAGAAATCCCCCATCGGGTCCCATGACTTCTGCGGAGCCGGAGCATCTCGCCTTACTGGATACACGCCGTGCTGGAAGCGTGTGTAAAGCACGTAGCGTAAGGCGTCTTCGCAATGATCGTTCGTCTTCATCGGCTTATCCTCGCCATGCTTCTGCGCTGTCTCATCCCACACATAAGATGTGTATTCCCCTATGAGATTCTTACAAGCCTTGCATATCTTAAGCGTTCCGTCGGATAAAAGTCTCATGTGCAGATGGAGGCCCTCCATCACATCGTTGTTAGCGTCTAATACGCTCCAGCGCGTTGAGTGCCTAATCTCCGTCTTGAGCCCCGCTGCTGAGGGGTCGACATAGATGGCTTCGATGGGGATCTCGCCGATGAAGTTAACGAGGTCGGCAACGTACTGCGCATTAGTTTTCTGCCTTCCTTCTTTTTTAGAATCCCAATAGTACTCGCGCTCTA